TCATGTGCGCCACAACCCGAAAGGGTGGGAACCTCTACTGTCCTGAGGCACCCCAAGCGTTGTGAGAGGAAACCTGAGAAATTGGGGGCTGTGAAGAAGGAGCCCGCTCAGGAGAGTACTCGCCGAAATGTAGTTAGAGATGAGGGGAAGGCTCATCCCAGCACCGGTCAAAGTGCTGCCACTAGAAAACCACCCAACAAAACACGTGGCGTCCCTAAGGTCAAACCTGAAGGACAAAAGAAGGGGTATGCTTCTCCTAAAAGCAAACGAAGTGCGAATTTTCGCGAGTCTCGGGATCCGGACCCCGGCTGGACGGTTGTGTCCAAGAAACGCCCGGACAGAGAGCTTGCTCAACTCCGACTCTTGGTGAAGAACCAAGCAAAGATCATTGCGGAGTTGACGAGGAAAGTCGACAAGCTCGCTCCGCCAAAATCGCGGACACCCACAAAATCGTTGCCAAGCGCAGGCGCACCGTTCGAAGAATGCACCGCGCGGCAGCCGAGGGAGTCCTTGACGATTGGATTCGAAAAGTTAAACCGAACCGCTGTGCATACGCGCAGTGGGAAAAAGAGGATAACACCATCAGGTTCTGGAACACCAGGGACATCTGTCCCCGTTGCAGGTCCCACGAAGCCAATTGGACAGCAAACCGCGATTACACCCTGCCATCAGGACACACAGTTGCCATCCATGGCATATACTGTTTCCGATGCGAAAGACTCTTCTCCGGTCCTCAACAGGCCTAAGACCGGAGGAACTTCGGTAGCCGCCAATAAACTTGAGTTAACACCACAAGTTGAGGTGGCCTATGCAAAGAACAAGGTCTTCATTAGTCGTAGACGACTTCCCCATGCAGTGCGCCGCAAATTGCGTAGCGCCGAGGCATTGCCCACAGATCTAGACTTACATTACTATCTGGTGCTTGAATTCGCCATGGTTCCCAGGAGCCAAGAAATCATGCGTCAGATGGTGTTGAAAGCCAAGAACTATTTGCAGAAATTCGACCTGCTCTCTCACACAAATGAGGGAGTGTACAAACTCATCATGAGTTGTGTTAGATCTGCAATGGCTATACCTCCTGAAGAGGAATCCCTACGGGCTTCTCTTAAGCAACCAGAAGTCAGGGAAGGCATGCTCAAGCACGCCAAACTGATAAACACCGGCGATGCTGGTAGTACATGGATGTTTAAGAAACATCTCTTGCCCAAGAGTAAATGAGGACCGCCCACATTGGGTGCTATATGCTATGGCGACGTAGTGCCAGGTGAATTGTTGCCAGGCTGTAGCTACAACGTCCCAATGTGCGATTGCACGTGCACCAGAGTCACGACCAAACTCTGCGAGTTCGAGCCAGACATACCTTCAGTAGTCTGGACCCATAAATCTTGTGTATGCAATGAAGAAGCAGCACTATCATTGCGTCATCAAATTGATACTGGCACTAGATACACAAGTAAACTCAATCTGCGCGAGGTGTTAAAACCTTACATCAAGCGCATCCGCCCGGTTGGCTATGACTGCATCTTAAAACGAGCCACACCAAGAAAGCGGAAACTGTTAGAACAGGCTAGAGAGTCCTTACTGTTAGAGGACCTTTGTGAGAAAGACGCTAGGGTTCGAATGTTCCTTAAGGACGATAAATACCATCAATGGAAACAAGTCGTCCCTCGCTGCATTCAGTATCGTAGCAAGCGTTATTGTCTTCCTCTGGCCAGTTATTTAGCACCAATTGAACACTATATGTGTACATTGACTGATATGTCTGATACTCCCATCTTCGCCAAGTCTCGTAACTACGTTCAACGTGGACAAGATATCGTTGCGAAAATGGGTATGTTTCATGACCCAGTTGTTGTCAGTTTAGACCATTCTAAGTTTGATGCTCACGTCAATATGTCATTATTGGACGTAGAGCATTGGTTTTACAAGTCCTGCTGTCGAAGTCCTGAGCTCAAGCGTTTACTGCATTGGCAAAGGATTAATCGAGGCCGGACCAAGAATGGAACGACTTATATCACCCGAGCAACACGCATGTCGGGTGACCAAAACACTGGAATTGGTAATTCTATCATTAACTTCGCCATGACTAAAGCATTGTTTGGTCATATGAAGGTTTGCTACTACATTGACGGTGATGACTATTTGATCTTTGTTGAGAGATTTGACGCTCCCAAGATCGACCCTAGTCTTTACCGCCAGTTTGGTATGGAAACTAAGTTAGAATCTACCACGTCTGTCATT